TGGTTGATCCTGAAATGGCAAAAGTATCTTACTTGCGTGATTTCAAAACAGTTGACATTGCAACAATAGGTGACGCAGTCACTAAAATGATTGTAGTTGAGTATGGATTAGAAGTGTCCAACGAAGCTGCTCATGGTTTAGTTGCTGACCTTAACGTAAGTTAAGTTCTCGGTTAATAACCTTAAAGGGATGTTTCGGCATCCCTTTTTTTTGTGTTAAAATTTGCCAATGACTAAAAGAACTGTTATCGATCATAAGACTGGTATAACCAGTGAGTTTATTACCGAAGACAATAAAGATATCTTCCACACGACTCAAGACGTTCAGCCTGTGATAGAACATTGCAAAATTCTTGCAGACAATAAGCCTGGCAAGGACATTCGCCATGTTGCGGAAGTTCCAATGGTGGTTTATCAAAGAGCTTGTCGCGAAGGATGGGCGAACGATATGAAACAGTGGAGAAGGTGGTTAAACAATTCAGACAATAAAGTTTTTAGAACATGGCAAGGTAAACTATGACATACGCAGAATTAAAATCTAACATCGCAAGTTATCTTAATCGTTCAGATTTAACAGATGTGATTGATACATTTATTGATAGCACAGAAGCAGAATTTAATAGAAGACTAAGAGTAAAAGGCATGATTAAACGTGCTACTGCAACACTAGATTCTCAATACATCTCTGTACCAACCGATTGGTTAGAGGCTATTAACATACAAATTGATAGCGGTGATTTTTCACCATTGTTTCAACAATCCATCGAATCCTTGGATGTATACAGAAAATCAAATGACAACGTAACAGGGCAACCTATTTACTTTGCAATGGTTGATGATTCAATTGAATTTGCACCTACCCCAGACGGAAGTTATACAGTACAATTAACCTACTACGGAAAGATTGACTCGTTGAGCGATTCTAATACTAGCAACTTTTTATCCACAGGATATCCAGATGCTTACCTTTACGGATCACTCAAACACGCTTCAATCTATTTAATGGAAGATGAACGAGTGCCATTATTTACGGCACAGTTTGAAAAGGCTTTAGAAGAAATGAAACTAGAGCAAGAAAAAGCTGCGTTTGCGAAAGGATCTTTAATGCAAAGAAGAAGAACTTACGGCAAACAACGCAAAAACACTTATTATTTTGGTAATAGTTAGGAGTATATGAAATGGCTGGATTTAGTGATTATTTAGAAGACAAGGTACTTGACCATGTATTTGGTGGGAGTGCTTATACAGCACCAGGAACATTGTATGTTGGTTTATATACAGCAGCACCATCTGATTCAGGTGGCGGAACTGAAGTTTCTGGCGGATCTTACGCTAGAAAAAGTATGGCAGCTATGACTGTATCTGGAACATCCCCAACAACAGCAACCAATGGAGCAGCAGTAGAATTTGCAACTGCAACTGGCTCATGGGGAACTGTGACTCATGTTGGAGTTTTTGACGCAGCATCTAGTGGAAACTTAATGGCTTGGGCAGCATTAACTGCATCTAAGACAGTTTCAAGTGGTGATGTATTCAGATTTGACGCTGGTGATTTAGACATTACATTAGCTTAATAACATGGCCTCAGTAGGCTATGGTGCTTATAACTACGGAATTGCCGCTTATGGCACTCCGCAGTATCAAGTTGCATCCGCAACATTAGCCCAAACATCAGACGCTACAGCCACGGGCAGAATACAGTTTGTTAGGGGTGAAGCGACACTAGCGCAGACCTCTGGATTTACTTCATCGGCTTTACTGGTTAAACCAGGGGCAGCCACAATAGCGCAAACCTCTGGATTTGATGCGACAGCCGAAGTTGTTAAGTTAGGATCTGCGGTTATAGCTCAAACATCTGGGTTCGTTGCAACAGCAAGACAAATAGATCGTGGAGAAGCCACGATTGCACAAACATCAGATTTCACCTCTACGGGCCACATAGTTAATCTTGGCTCGTCTACCATTGCACAAACATCTGGATTTACCGCAACAGGTTTAATTATTTTAGATGGTGTAGCAACCATTGCTCAAACATCAGACTTTACATCAAGCGGTGTGCGTATAGCACTAGGTCAAGCAACCTCAGAGCAAACATCAGACTTTACCGCGACAGGAAGATTTATTATTGGAGCTGATTCAGTTATAGCTCAAACAAGCGATATGACTGCATCTGGCGGTCTAACATTCTTTGTATCAGCAACCATTTCACAAATCAGTAGTTTTTCTGCTGTTGGTGGTTTAAAATGGAATGACATTATAGTTCCAGCTGAAACATGGACAGATCAAACCGCAACTGGCGGTACATGGACAGAGCAAACCAATTCATCAACAGACTGGACAACATTAGGCAAACAAGACGCAGCTTAAAGGAATTTTTTTATGGCAGATACATTTACTACTAATCTTAATCTTACTAAACCAGAGGTCGGTGCATCCACCGATACCTGGGGTACTAAGTTAAACACAGATCTTGATTCTCTTGATGCAGTATTTAGTGCTACTGGTACATCGGTAGCAATTAACTTAGACGGAGCAGTCATTGATAGTTCTGTCATTGGTGCAAATTCAGCAGCAGCAGGTACTTTTACTACTTTAACTGCTAATACAGTCAATGGCATAGCAAGCAAAACCTTCGGCACTGACTCCATAATGATTGGAGATACAACCACAGGTACAATTGATGCAGCAGACCAAAATACAGGTTTAGGTGTTGATGTTTTTGCGGCTTTAACAACAGGTGATAGAAACTCTGCCATTGGTTATAGAGCTTTGTATTCGAATACGACAGGGAGTTATAATACTGCGGTAGGAAGAACAGCATTAGAAAACAATACAACAGCAGATGGCAATACTGCGGTAGGTGTTGCGGCAGGGTCACAAACTACAACAGGTGCTAATAACACCGCAATGGGTTACCTAGCTTTAAATCTAAACACCACAGGTGCTAATAATGTAGCTATGGGTAAAGATGCTTTAGCAGCAAACACTACAGCTTCAAACAATACTGCTATTGGATTAGATGCAATGACATCAAACACCACTGGTACAGGTAATGTAGCGATGGGGCAAAATGCTTTAGCAACAAACACAACAGGTGGAACTAATGTTGCTATAGGTCAAGGTGCATTAGACGCTAATACTACTGCTTCTAACAATACAGCAGTAGGAACTGATGCTTTAGGAGCAAACACTACAGGTGAAACCAACGTAGCAATAGGAGCAACAGCACTGCTGACAAACACAACAGGAAACAGCAATACAGCAGTCGGAGTTGGAAGTTTAAAATTAAACACAACAGGTACAAGAAACGCAGCAGTTGGTGCTAATTCTTTAGACAACAATGTTGACGGAAATGATAATACAGCGATGGGTCATAATGCTTTAGACGATAACACGACAGGTGATAGCAACACAGCAGTTGGTAAAAGTTCTTTAGCCAACAACACCACAGCATCTTACAACACAGCAGTTGGTGCTAGTTCTTTAGACGCCAACACTACTGGAGCAGAAAATGTTGCTATAGGTTCAAATGCTCTTGGAAGCAACACCACTGCTAGTTCTAATGTTGCGGTTGGAAATAATGCTTTAGCATCTAATACCACTGCAGGAGACAATGTTGCCATAGGAAGAAACGCATTAAATGACAACACCACAGGCAGTCAAAACACAGGACTTGGTAGATATACACTACAAAACAATACAACAGGTACTTTTAATACTGGCGTGGGATATGAAGCACTAGACTCAAACACTACAGCAGCTAACAACACAGCAGTTGGTTCTTATGCTTTAGCAGCAAACACCACAGGTGCTAACAACACAGCAGTCGGTAGAAGTGCAGGTGATGCTATTACTACAGGTGACCAAAATACAGTAATGGGTTTCAACGCAGGTGGAGCAATAATAAATGCTAGTGCAACTGTGTGCATAGGTGGTGGTTCAGGCTCACTAATTACCTCTGGAAGCTATAATGTTTGTGTTGGTTACAATGCAGGGGACACAATTACAAGTGGATTAGAAAATGTTTGTATTGGGCCTTTTGCTGATGTAACAGGCGGTACACAAAATAAAGCTAACGTCATTGGTTATAATGTACAGGGTTCAGGTGGTTACACAACTGTAGGTGAAGGTGGTAATGATATTAGAGCAGCACATGGTACAGCAAGTTGGGCAACAGTATCAGACGAACGCTACAAGAAAGACATTGTAGACTCTACAACAGGTCTTAGCTTTATCAACGCTTTACAGCCTCGCACCTTTAAGTACAAGACTCTTGGCGAACTACCTGAAACCTTTAACGCTTATGAAGCTGATTCAACTAAAGTCTTTAAAAACTCTAATACTAACCACGGCTTTATAGCCCAAGAAATTAAAGCAGCTATAGATGCAGATGACAGCATTAAAGATGGCTTTAGGCTTTGGGATGATAGAGATGATGGCTCTCAGGAAGTAGCAGAAGCAGCATTGATACCAGTATTGGTCAAAGCTATACAAGAACTGTCTACGCAGGTAGATGAATTAAAACAAGAGCTAATAGCTCTAAAAGGAGAATAGAAAAATGGCAACAGTAACAGAAGTCTTAACCGCAGCAACCGATAGCGTAACGCTTATTAACGACATCAATGATGGTACATACGAAGTAGGGTCTATGACTCAAGAAGAAATCAACGAGATGGTACAGCGTAACGTTGACCACCTTGAGCTTATCTTGGCTTATGCACCCGTAGACGAAGATGATGATACACCAGACGTAGCAGGAGACTCCTCAGATAAGTCTAGCTATACAGGTGCAATTACTACTGGTAATACATACATTTCTAACAACAGCTAAGTGAATGGCATTATTCCCAATCACACCCCCAGCAGGTATAGTCAAAAACGGAACTGATTATGCCAACAAAGGTCGTTGGGTTGACGGGAATTTAGTACGCTTCGAAAATGGCTACCTAAAACCTATTGGTGGCTGGACAAGACTCAAACAAACAGCATTAGATG